GGTTTATTCGCATTGCATTTTCTTTTTAGTCCCAGCCTTTTTCCACTTAGGTAATTTAGTACAAAAATGAGTACCCAAAGAGAAGTAGCAGAACACCTGGATTTAAGCGTTAAACGTATATCAGAGCTTATTAAAGATGGTATTTTGCCTAGTAAGATGGGTAGATCCCCTTTAAACATAGATGTGTGCAGACATGCTTATATAAGCTACTTAAGAAAGCTTGGTGGTTATAACAAACGTAGCGGATCTGGGGATATAGCTGAAGAAAAGACTAGATTAACAAAAGCCCAAGCAGATGCAGCAGAACTTAAAGTATCAGAATTAGAGGGTGCATTAATACCAGCTAATTTAGTGATTGATACCTGGACAGATATTGCAGCTATTGTAAGAGTTAGATTATTAGGACTAGCATCAAAAATTGCACATCATGTTATTGCTGTTAAGACCTACCAGGAAGCAGAGTTAATTATAAATAATGAGGTTTATGAAACCTTACAAGAACTAGCGGAGAGCAATGGAATACCTAAAGACTATGCAGAGCGTGTTGAGCAGCACCATGCAGACATTCAGGCCGCCCCCGAAATTAACAGTTAGCGAGTGGGCGGATAACTACAGAAAACTATCACCAGAATCTAGTGCTGAAAGTGGATCATGGAGGACTTCGAGGTGTGAATACCAAAGAGAAATAATGGACAGCTTCAACAGTCCAGGTATTGAAAGGATTGTTGTTATGACTAGCAGCCAGGTAGGTAAAACTGAAATACTTTTAAATGCTCTGGGATATTATGTAGACCAAGATCCTTCTCCAGTCATGGTAGTGCAACCCAACTTAACTATGGGTCAGGCTTTTAGTAAAGATAGACTTGCTGCAATGATAAGAGATAGTGATAAGTTAAGAGAAGTTGTTAGTGATGCTAAGAGTAGGGACTCTGGAAATACAACCATGCACAAAAAGTTTCCAGGCGGTCATATAACAATATCCTCTTCGGGAAGTCCAGCGGGTCTCGCTAGCAGACCTATACGTGTCCTTTTTTTAGATGAAATCGACCGTTTTGAACATAATGTAAAAGGCGAAGGATCTCCTATATCTTTAGCTACAGCCAGGACAAAAACATTCTTTAATCGCAAGATCTTTATGTGCAGCACACCCACAATCAAAGGTATATCAGCTATTGAGTCTGCTTTTGAAGAATCAGATATGCGTTATTACAATGTGCCATGTCCAGAGTGTGATCATTACCAAGTTTTAAAATGGAAAAATGTTGTTTGGGATGAGGATAAACCAGAGACTGCTGTTTATGCATGTGAAGATTGCGGGTCTTTAATTGAAGAATCAAGTAAACAATGGATGATAAATAACGGTAAATGGATTGCTACTAATGCATTAAACAAAACTGCTGGGTTTCATATATCAGAGCTTTACAGTGTTTGGTCAACTTGGGCTGATATGGCTACTAATTTTCTTGAAGCTAAAAAGAATCCAGAGACTTTAAAAACATTTATCAATACTGCCCTGGGCGAGAGCTGGGAGGAGCAAGGTGACTCTGTAGAACATGAAGCGTTGCTTGAACGAAGGCTAAATTATGACCACACAACTATTCCAGAAGAAGTATTAGTTATAGTTGCTGGTGTTGATACACAAAAAGACCGATTAGAAATTACTATTACGGGTTTTGGTAGAAATTACGAAGCCTGGGTTATTGACCACCGTATATTTTGGGGTGATCCAAATGCTGCAAATGTATGGGCAGACTTAGATGCATATTTAAAAACACGTTTTAAAACTGAATCAGGCAGACCTTTACCAATATCATGCACTTGCGTGGACTCTGGCGGACACTCGACTAATGCTGTTTATCAATTCACTAAACCAAGACAGGCTAGAAGAATCTTTGCAATAAAAGGTTTGTCAGTTGCAGGTAAGCCAATTGCAAATAAACCCTCTTATGTTGGCAAGAACAAGGCTGTTTTATATGGTGTTGGTACTGATTCAGCAAAAGAGGCTATATTTGCCAGGCTAACTACAGATGTTAATGAAACAACCCTACATTTTCCAAGTGATGTTGATGAAGAATACTTTAAACAACTAACAGCAGAGAAAAGGGTAGCAAAGTTTGTTAGAGGTAGAAAAACTTTAGTCTGGAAGCAGATACGTCCTAGAAATGAAAGTTTGGACTGTTTGGTGTACTGCTTTGCTGCTATCTATATATTAAACCCAAATTGGGACTCAATAGAACAAAGAACCCTTGTTGGTGAAGCAGAAGTTGTACCTAAAGAAGACAATAATCCATTGATCAGGCAGAGATCTAGGCAAAATAACAACTTTGCTAATAGTTGGAAAGATTTATAAACATCATACCTAAGAGTTGACAATTATATTTTGGCTCATAACTTAAATAGTAGATATATCTATTTATTTTAAGAGGTTTTTTGCTTGAGCAACATTTTTGATAGAGCTAATTATCCAGAAAAAGAACCAAATGAATTGGTTGTTGGAGATTATTGGGCGTGGAAAAAAGAAGATCTAACTTCTGATTACCCTACAGGCACATATTCATTAAGCTATGAATTTCATTGTGACTCTGGCGGTGGCGGATCACACCAATTCACAATCAATGCTACTGAAGCAGATGATGTATATTACATAGAAGTACCATCATCAACTTCTGATAACTACAATCCACATGATTATATTTGGGCTTCTTACATAACAAGAACAGCTGATTCTAGCAGAACGCAAATTGGCGAAGGCAAAATGACAATATTGCCTAACCTAGCAGATACAAATGCAGATTTAAGATCCCATGCAAAAATTGTACTAGATAGTTTAGAAGCTGTTATCCAGGGTAGAGCAAATATGGATCAGAGCAGCATGTCTATTGCTGGAAGATCACTTTCCAGAATGTCTATTGATGAACTAATGACGTTTAGAGATAGATACAAGGCTGAATATTTACAAGAAGTTAAATTATCAAGAATAAGAAATGGCAATGCTTCTGGAAACACAATTAAGGTGCAATTCTAATGGCTTGGTATAGCAATATAATAAACAGAAGAAAAAAAGAAAAATCAATTAAGTTAAATCAAAGAACTTATCAGGGAGCTAATGTTGGCCGCCTATTTTCAGACTTTTCTTCTACATCAACTTCAGCTGATTCAGAAATACAACCAAACCTAAGAATATTAAGAGCTAGGGCAAGAGAATTATCAAGAAATGATAGCTATGTAGCCAGGTATCTGAATTTAATGATTTCAAACGTAGTAGGTAAATCTGGAATACGCATAAGTTCTAAGGCTAGAGATGATAATGGCACTTTAGATATTAGTGCAAACCAACAAATTGAAGCCGCCTGGAAGGAATGGTGTAAAAAAGGTATATGTGTTGCTAATGGTAGGATGTCATTTTTAGATGCCCAGAAGCTTTTTGTAGAAACCTTATACAGAGATGGAGAAGTATTAGTACAACATATCCCAACAAACTCTAATAAATTTGGTTACATGATTCGCTTTTATGAGGCAGATCATCTTGATGAAGACTATAACGATACTGCAAACAACGGTAATGCTATAAAAATGGGTGTAGAGGTTGATTCTTTTGATAAGCCAGTTGCTTATTACATGTTTAAAGATCATCCATATGACACTTTATATGCAAAAACAAGAAAACATATAAGAGTACCAGCTAGCGAGCTGTTACATGTCTACTTATGCAACAGACCAGAACAAACAAGAGGCGTTTCACCAATATCTACTGCAATGGCTAATATAAAACTACTCAATGGCTATTTTGAGGCAGAGATTGTTTCTGCAAGAACTGCAAGTAGCAAGATGGGGTTTTTCACTAGTCCAGATGGCAATTCATACGTTGGAGATGGTATAGAAGACAGTTATGCACCAGTTATGAACGCTACCCCAGGCACTTTTGAGCAATTGCCCGCTGGCATGAATTTTACTGCGTTTGATCCTAGCCACCCATCAACTGCTTTTGATTCATTTACTAAATCAGTATTAAGATCAATAGCTTCTGGGTTAAACATTTCATATCATTCTTTAAGTAATGACCTTACTTCAGTCAATTACAGCTCAATAAGGCAAGGAGCTTTAGAAGATAGAGCTGCTTACCAGATAGCACAACAGTTAATGATTGATCATATGATTGAGCCTATATTTAAAAAATGGCTTGAAATGGCTATATCTACAGGAACAATCAAGCTTCCTATTGCTAAATTTGACAAGTTTTTTAACTCTACCAACTATATTGCTAGGGAATGGGCATGGATTGACCCACTAAAAGAGATCCAGGCAAATGTTGTAGGTCTTCAAAATGGAATAACAACATATTCTGATATTGCAGCTGCCCAAGGCAGAGATGCAGAAGAACTAATGGAAATGCATCAAAAAGAAAAAGATCTTATGGATCAATATGGAATTAAATCTGCTTATCAGCCTTTTGGTAATAAACAGCCAGTTCCAGCTACAGGTTTTGAGGATGAAGATGATGAAAGTTAGGGCGTATGGGAAACGATTGCCTAAAATCGTGGGGTTATCTATTACTGGTGGGAGAGGATAGCACTTATGCCAAATAAAGATTTAATAACAACTAACGAGGTAAACGAAATGGATGATATTAATATTGAAAATACCATTTCTGAAACTGAAGAAGTTGAAAATACTGAAATAGAGGAAGTGCAAACTGAATCTGAAGAAGTAGAGACAACTGAACCAGAGGAAATGGTAGTTGAAGTTGAAAATGATGAAGAAGATAGATCAGTAGCTAGTGAAATAGCATACAGAACAATTGATTTGTCTAAATCATCATATATTGATGAAGAAAAAAGAACTGTAAAAATTGGCGTATCAAGTGAGCAGCCAGTTTCAAGATCTTTTGGTTTAGAAGTACTAGACCATAAAAATACATCTATAGACACGGAGTTTATGGATAGCAAAACTGCACCTTTTTTACTTGACCATGATATGAGCCAAGTTATCGGAGTAGTAGAAGATTTTAAAATTGATGAAACAGCGAAAAGGACAACCGCTGTAGTTCGCTTTGGGAAAAGTGATCTAGCTTCAGAGATTTTTGAAGATGTAAAAGACGGTATTAGAAAAAATATATCCGTTGGCTACAGGGTAAATAAAATGGAACGTGATAGCAATGACATTATTGGTGATCATTACAGGGCTACTAGCTGGACTCCAATGGAGATTTCTAGCGTTGGTATTCCAGCAGATCAATCAGTTTTAGTCGGAGTTGGGCGTAAAGATAAACAAGAATTAAATTTTAAGGATATTAAAATGGAAACAGAAAATAAAATAGATTCAAACGCTATCAGAAGTGAAGCTACTGAATCTGTAAAAGCAGAAATGCTAAAAAACGCTAAAGAAATTTCAGCGTTAGGTAAGCACCATGGTCAAAGAGATTTGGCTGATAATGCTATCCAAAATGGAATGAGTGTTGAGCAGTTCAGAGGCGTATTACTAGATAACATATCTAATGATAAAGCTTTAGAAGTTGCACCAGCTAACTTAGGCCTAAACGAAAGTGAAAGAAGTGAATACTCTTTAATCAAAGCTATTAACGCATCATCAACTGGTGATTGGTCAAAAGCTGGTTATGAAAGAGAGCTATCAGAAGAAATCGCTAAAAGAACTGGTAAAGAAGCTAGAGGTTTTTACATGCCTTCAGATCTTAACTGGGGTCAAAGAGATCAAACTGCTGGTACAGATTCCCAGGGTGGGTACTTAGTAGGTACAGATCATCTTGCAGATCAGTTTATTTCAGCTTTATACGCTAAATTAACTGTTGGAGATTTAGGTGCAAGGGTTATGACTGGTTTAAAAGGTGATATTGCAATTCCGAAATTGTCAGCTCAAACAACTAACACTTCTTTTGTTGCTGAAGGTTCAGCTCCAACTGAAGGTGCTGCTGTATTTAGTCAAGTAACAATGACACCAAAAACTTTGGCTTCATATGTTGATTGCACTAGAAAATTAATGCTTCAATCAGATCCTTCTGTAGAAGCTGTTTTAAGAAATGACATTATTTCACAATTTGCTAGAAAAATTGATAGCGTAGCTATTAATGGTGGCGGATCAAATGAACCTTCAGGAATTATTCCTGGTGTTGCTACTGCAAATGTAGTTTCAATGGGTACTAATGGTACAGCTCCAACATATGCAAAAATTGTTGATTTAATTAAAGCTGTTGATGTTTCAAATGCAATGGGCGGAAACCCATCATTCCTAACTAACCCTAAAGTTATTGCTGCTCTTAGAACTATAGCAAAACAAAGTGGTGGTGCTGAAGGTAACTTCATTATGGAAGCTGCAAGTGAAATATTAGGTTACAACGTAGCTTCTACAACTTTAGTTCCTTCTAACCTTGCAAAAGGTACTGGATCTAACTTGTCAGCTGCTATCTTTGGTGACTTCACTAATGTAATGCTTGGTTTCTGGTCTGGTGTTGATGTGGTTGTTGATACAGCTTCATTATCTACTTCAGGTGGAACAAGACTTGCTTTCTTCCAAGACCTAGATGTTGCGATTCGTCATGACACTGGCTTTGGTGTGATTAAAGATATTGTTGCTTAATTAGCAATATTGTTCTGGGTAGCCTTAATTGGCTACCCTTTATTTAAGGAAAATTATGGAAATTAGAATATTAAACAAGACACACGTTAGGGGTGTTACAAGATACGAAGGTGACGTAGTAGAAGTTTCTGCTGCTGAAGCTAAACAATTTATATCTGGCGGTTGTGCAGAAGACGTTAGCCACAAAGACAAGCCATTAAAAAACAAAACAGTTAAACCATTAAAAAAGAGATCTCTATAAAATATTATGCCTATAGAAAGTTCATATGATTTCAATAGTTATGTTGATCCGCAGATAGGCGGAGTTACAGCTACATTTACTGAAATACAACAGGGATCACTATGGGATGATAGAACACAAAATATAGATACTTGGTTTGATATTGATTTAGGTAACTCAACAAATATAAATATTATTATTGATCAAGATTATTTTGATATACAAGGCCAAACAATTGCTGTTGAAGGCTATCAGCCTAGAGCAATGGCAAAGGCTTCAGACATACCTTATGTTTCAATCAATGACACACTAACAGTTCATGCAATAACAACCAACAATGGCTCTACATTAACTCCAGAGACTAGTTTTGTTGTTGTTAATGTACAGCCAGATAATGTTGGTATGGTCAATTTAGTTTTGGCGTTGCAATAACATGAGTCAATATTTAATGGAAACAGAAGAAGATATGAACTCATATCTTGATATTGATTTTGGTCATGCAATCCAGGCTGATTATATAAATAGCAATGGTGCTTCTTCTACTATAAATATTATTTTAAATAATGAATATATAGAGCAAGAAGGTTTAGATCTATCAATAGAGGCAACCCAGCCTATTGCTTATTGTAGATCCATAGATCTACCAGGCGTTGCTCATGGCAATACATTACAAGTGACAGCTGTTAAAGATGTACAAGGCAATATATTAAGTCCAGCTGCAAATTACACGATAGTATCAATACAAAGTGACAGAACTGGTTTTACTGCTTTAAGCCTGGAAAAAATATAATGGCTAATCATGTAAGACAACAAATAAGAGAGCAGTTTGGAACTACTCTTAACAACCTAACAACTACAGGAACTAGAGTTTACCAATCTAGGGTTTATCCGTTAGCAACTGGTGGTACACCAGCATTACTAATTTATACAAAGTCAGAAGATTCTGCACCAGAGGTAATGGGTACTAATAGATTATCTACAAGAAATTTAACAGTTGCTGTTGAGATATATGTAAAAGCAACCAGCAATTTTGATGACACTATAGACACTTCAGCAAAAGAAGTAGAAATAGCTATAGCTTCAGATCCAACGCTAGGCGGACTTGCAAAGGATTGTTTTTTAGAATCAACAGAAATTGATTTTAACCCAGAGGGAGAAGCACCACTTGCGTTTGCTACTCTAAATTTTTTAACTAACTACTATGTCCAGGAGCAAGCTCCAGACGTTGCAGTTTAAAGAGGTAGATATATATGAAACTAACAAAAAACGGAATTTCAGTTATTGCTCATCCAGCGTGTGTTGAGAGTATGAAAAATATGGGATGGAAAGAAGAACCAGTCCAGGAAACTAAACTTTCTTCAAAACAAACTAAAAAAAACGAGGACTAAAAAATGGCGGTACAAAAAGGAAACGCTGGAATCATAAAAATAGGATCAAATTCTCTTGGTGAGATGAGATCTTATTCAATTGAGCATAACAGCGACACAATCGAAAGTTCATCAATGGGATCAACTTTTAAAACATATGAAACAGGATTAACTGATTTTACAGCATCAATAGATGCTTATTGGGATGAAGATGATACTGTACAAAATGCATTTACAGCAGGTGTTGAAGTAACATTGATATTTTTCCCAGAAGGGGATGCAGCTGGTGCTACAAGATATACAGGAACAGCTATTGTTACGGGTATATCAAGGTCAGCTTCTTTTGATGGATTAGTTGAATGTTCATTTAGTGTGCAAGGTAAATCAGCACTAACAACCACAACATCATAACAACATGAAAGCTATAGAGAGAGCAGTATCACATTTTGAAGATCAAGATGTGCGAGTAACGATTGTTGATGAATGGAAAGATGAACATGGCAACCCATTAAAAATATACAGCAAGCCATTAACTTTAGCTGAAACAAGCAAGCTTTATAAAATGAGCCAGCAAGATGATCTAAAGATGATGGCTATGGTATTAGTTTATAAAGCACTTGATGAAAGTGGAGAAAAAATATTTGACCTGGAAGATAAGAACACTTTATTAAACAGAGTTGAGCAAGAAGTCCTGGTAAGAGTTGCAACAGCAATGATGGGACAAGAACCGCAGGAAAAAGTTAAAAAAAACTAATAGAGGATAGTAATTTATTTGTGCAATTTGCCATAGCAGAAAAACTTGGCAAAACACATGCAGAACTTCAGCAAATTACTATCCATGAATATCAAACATGGATTGCTTATTTTGAAATAAGTGAGGAAAAAAGAAGTGGCCAATAGTAAGATTAAATATGAAATTATTGCTGTAAACAAAACAGCAATGGCTTTCAAAGCTGTAAAGATGGGTTTAAGCGGAATTGCTACAGCAGGTAAAGCTGGTTTATTTGCTATCAAGGCAATGGGTGCAGCAGCAATAGCAGCAGCAGCTTCTATAGCTTTACTTACTAAAAAATCTTTTGACTATATAGATACCCTGGGCAAAACTGCATCCAGAACAGGTATTGCTACAGAGACACTACAAGCCTTCCAGTTAGCGGCCATAGAATCTGGAACTACTGTTGAGCAAACGCAAAAAGGTTTAGAAAAATTTGCTAGATCTATCGGAGATGCGGGCAGAGGACTAAAAACCCAAGTAGATATATTTTCTGATTTGGGCGTAACCCTTAAAAATACAGATGGATCACTAAAAAGTTTTGAAACTATATTAGAAGGTGTTGCAGAAGGATTGGGAGAACTAGGATCAGAGGCTGAAAGGGCTACAGCACTTGCTAATTTATTTGGTAGAGCTGGTATTCAATTTAGTGAGATCTTTAGAGATGGTGCTGATGGTTTAGAAGAATTTACAAGAAGGGCAGATGATCTTGGTATTATCTTGGATGATAAAACTATAAGAGGTGTTGAACAGTTTAATGACACTATGAGTGTTGTTAAATTACAAGTAGGTGCGGTAGTTAATAATATTACAGCAGCTTTTGTGCCAGCATTACAATTCTTAGCTGAAGAATTAAAAAATGTAATAAAGGATTCAAAAAATACTGCTCAAGGCTTTGATACTATGGGTCAACTTATTGCAGTATCAATATTAGAAGGTGTAAAAACAGCATTAATCTCAATGCAAACATTCTTTACAAATGTTAGAGCAATGTTTATTGATTTTGCTAGCTCTAGTGCTGGTAAATTTATATTTGGCGATATCTTATCTGATGCAGATAAAACTCTTATAAAAATAAACCAACTTAAAGATCTAAGAGATGATATAAGAAAAAATGGCATGCCTAATGGTGACGAAATGATTGCTCCAGGTATACCGCGTGTTTTATTCAGATTAGTAGAAATAGGTAATGAAATAGATTTATTAAAACAAAGTATTGCAGACCCAATAGATGCAGAAGGTGGATTTATTGGAACTATAGATCATATGATAGCTTTAGTAAAAGCTGGATCTCCAGAGGTTGAAAAACTTTTTGAAACTTTTGACTCTGGACTAACAAACTTATTAGAGCCAGTAGCTGCTTTTGAAAAATCTTTAGGTGCTGAAGGTTTAGCAAAGACTTTAGAAACTACAGCTGTTAGCTCAATGAAAAAATTTGAAGATTCTATAGTAGATTCTTTAAAAGCTGGAAAGTTGTCATTTAAAAACTTTGCTGATTATGTTGTAGAACAGTTGCTAAGAATAGCTATACAACAAATGATACTTAAACCAATAACAGGTAAATTTGAAAGTTTTTTTGAAGGCTTTGGAGATATATTTTCAGCAGATGGTGGTGGTTATACAGGATCTGGAATAAGGGCTGGTGGAGTAGATGGTAAGGGTGGTTTCCCAGCAATCTTACATCCAAATGAAACTGTTGTAGATCATACTAAAGGCCAGGGCATGACTGCTTCACCAACGGTTAATTTTAATATATCAACAGTAGATGCTGCTGGTTTTGATCAACTGCTTGCATCAAGAAAAGGCCTAATAACATCAATCATAAACAATGCCATGAATAATCAGGGCAAAATGGGAATAGTATAATGGCAGGACAATTTCCGACCAATCCAAACTTTAGATCTATTGGCTTTCAAGACAATAGGCCAACACTAATAAACAAAACTTTATCTGGTAGAAAACAGGTTAGGCAAATAGGATCACAATATTTTTCTTTTACTGTATCTATGCCGCCACTAAAGCAAGAAAAAGCACAGGAAGTATTTGCATTTTTACAAAAACAAAAAGGATCTTTTGAAGATTTTACAATAGTTGCACCACTAGATAACTTAGGTGCAGGTAAGTCAGAAACAGATATACAAGTAGTTGGATCACATGTTTCTGGGGATGCTTCTATAGCCTTAGATGGTTTTACAGCCAACCAAACAGGTGCTTTAAAGGCTGGGGATTTAATTAAGTTTGCAAACCATAGCAAGGTATACATGGTTCAATCAGATATTGATTCTAATGGCAGTGGGGCATTGACTGTTCTTATATCACCTAATTTAGTAACAACTTTAGCAAATAATGAAGCAGTTACTGTAAACAAACCAAGCTTTACTGTTTATTTAGAAAACAATGAAATTATGTATTCAACAGATGCTAATGGTTTTTATAACATAAGCTTTGATGTTCGTGAGGTAATTGCATAATGCCCAGAAGTTTATCGACTGCAATACAAACTCAAATATCTTCAACAGCAACTAAAACAGCATTTCTTGTTGAGCTTAATTTATCTACTACCATAAGACTAACTGATTGGTATTCAAATGTTATTTATGATTCTAATTCTTATGAGGCTGGTGGTTCTTTTTTAACCGTAGATTCAACAACTGAAACAGGGCAATTACAAGTTGATGAAATTGAGTTGGGTTTTTCAAATGTTACTAACCAAGTCAGATCATTAGTACAAGACGGATCATTTACAGATAAAACATGTAATATTTATTTAGCCTATTTTGATGTCAATGAAACTATTGTAGGTGCAATTAATTTCTTTTCTGGCCAAATTAGAAACGTAGCTGCAAAAGAAGATATCCAAAATTCTACTATAACTCTTACAGTTGCTTCTCATTGGGCAAATTGGAATCTTACTAAAGGCAGACATTATACAGATGAATCACAATCAAATTTTAGCACTGGGGATAGAGGTTTAGAGTTTGCTGCCCAGGTTAAAGAAAATACAAGGTGGGGTATGTAATGGGTTTTATGTTGCCACCATTTTTTAGTGCAATTGGTAATTTTATTGTTACGCACTGGGCTAAAATAAAAACAGCCGCTTATTTACTAACGCTTGCAGTTGGTGTTAAAGGTTTTATGCAAGCAAAAGAAATGATGGGCAGAGGCCAGGATATTATGGCCAACAAAACTGCTGCTGGCGGAAAAATTCCTGTTATATATGGAACTAGAAGGGTAGGTTGCCAGGTTGTCTACTTAGATGTTTCTAATAACGATTCCAGGGATCTATATGTGGTCTATGCTTTGTCTGTTGGCGAATGTGATGAAATATTAGGCAGAACAATTGAATTAGACGGAAGCAAATTAACTGATGGGTCAAGATTTAGAGATGGTGGTTATATAGGAACTGATAAAATTAGTTCTGGAAATGGATCTCTTAATACAGTTTCACAAAATGGAACTGGTATAGATGCAGGTGCTGGCCAGTTTGGA